TCCTGACCAACCTGCTCCGACAACAGGGGCTTAACATTGAGCGGCACCTTCACTGATCTTACGCTACGTTCGATAGACAGTAAGCCGGGACACTTCGCGGTGGTCGGCAACGTAGCCTACAACGGTAGTTTCCACTACACTGTTCCTGACGGGTTCGTTACAGACCTCGCGAGTATTCCACGGGTACTTGCGCCCATCTTCAGTAAGACGGGGCGTAGCAGGAAGCCGGCAGTATTCCACGATCACATGTACGCAACTAAATGGCGCACTCGGAAGGAGTGTGATCAGGCGTTCCGTGAGATGCTGATAGCGAGGGGCGTGAGCAAGTTCACCGCATATATTTATTACACCGGCGTTCGAGCTGGTGGCTGGACACGAGGTAGATGGTAGATGAGCGCGCAGAGAGCACCCGGAGCAGCAGGAAGCAGTACAGGCGGTAACGGTACATACGAACTGTATGGCGATACGCTCGTAAGGCTGGACGGCGGTGGTGGCGGCGCTACTGGAGACTTCATCAAGCTCGGGCTGAACGATGTCACTAGGTCATATGGCGGGGGCAGCTACGCAGATGCCAATCAGGGCGGCATGCTCACGCGGCAGCAGGGTTACGGCATAAACCCCGGCACAGGCCAAGAGTACAGTCAGGCTGCAATCGACCGATACACGGCATGGAATCCTGCGTCCACAGCAGACGGCAAGATCACCCCGGAGGAGTGGGCTGCGTACCAGCTCAGCTTCGGGGCAGACTCTGATAGATGGACTCAGGGATGGGCGGCCGATCCAGCTAACCAAGAAAGGCTGAGAAGCGCGCTCGCGACTGGCATACAATCCCTGTCTGGCGATCAGCGTCAGCAAGTGCAGGCCATGTACGACCAGATATACGCTCAGCCCTCTGGGGGCTCCACAGGCTCCACAGGCGGCGGAATCGTTGTCGGCGGAGCTACCCCTGTTGACCCCGGGTACGTTGGCGGTAGCGTAATCAACCAGAACCCCGGCGACACCGGATACCAAGACAGAGTGGACGATACATGGTGGCACTCAAGCGCGGGCGATCCCGCTGGAGCAGATGAGATTGTTCCGGCCGACGTGGTCAACGTGTACAACCAGCTCCAAGAGATTCTTGCGCAAACAGGAATAGACTTCACTGGGACGGACTGGGAATCACTGAACCCTAGCAAGGCGATAGCAGCAGAGCTTCTCTTGAAGAACATATCTTCCGGCGCTGTGGACCCGTCCACGGTGGACCCGTCTGTCTTTGAAAGTCTCGGCCTTATTGCCGGCGAACCCGATGACGGAGAGATCACACAAGACCCGCCAACACCTGAATACCCTGCCGAGTGGGGCGAAGTCGTAGACGACCTGATTGCCAGCGACAACAGCATCAACACTGTCGAGGAGGCGCTCGCTCACATTGAGTATGTGAACGCGAATCATCCAGATGCCGACCTCGATGGCAACGGCGTAGTCACTGATCGGGAGTGGGCTGACTACAACGATCTGGCTGGCGACTCTGACCTTGAGCAAGGCGGAGCATTCTTCGATCCGCCCGCACCACTCTCACAAACAGGCGAGTGGCAGTGGGACCCGGAGATGCAGGATTACGAGTGGGTTGAGGGTGTGAATGAGGCTCCTCCTCCCCAGAGCGAAACTGGCGAGTACCAGTATAACACCGAAACCGAGGAATGGGACTGGGTTGAGGCGCAGCCCCTTCCAGAGAGTTCGTGGACTGACGAAATCAAAGAGAGCGTCGCCAACGTGATGGACAAGATACTGGATGAGCTGCACGCCAAGCTGCCTAAGCCTCCCGCTATGGGGTCCCACCAATGGTGGGAAGAACAATTAAAGAAAGCGCTACCCAACCCGTCTATCAGCATTGTGTATAGCGATCCCGGCCCAATACGCGTCTGGATCAAGCTGCCGGGGCCTTGGGGCGACGGCGTTATCGACCTAGATGCTGTCAAAAACGGAGAGTTCGTCCTCGATGATGCCATCAAGGAGAAAATTAACGAGACTGCCGAGAAAATTAAGGGGATTCCCGGTGCCATCAAGGAGAAGGCGTCAAACATCTTTGAGGAGATCAAGTCTGCCGGAAAAGAGATCGGTGACATCTTCGAGCAGGATGGAAACATCTTCGCGAAGGTTCTGGATGCCGCTGGCGAGGTCATCGACACTGTCGAAATATCCATAGGCGAGATTACTGATGGGTGGTATACCCAGGAAGATGCCAGGTGGTTGATTGGCGACATCATAGAGATTCTCGGAGAGGAGTTTAAGTACGATAGCGCTCCGTCAGAAGATGCCGAGACAGAAACCGAGACTGGAGGCGATAGCGGTGGCGGAGACAGCTCTGCGGACGACGATGCAGGCAATTCAGGAGGCAGCTCTACTGATACTTCTGGCACCCCTGTCGATTCAGGCGGCGGCAGCCCTATTCCCGGCGGCGATGAAACCGACACGGACGACGATGATGTGTCTGAGGAGCCCGCAGAAGGCGATACAGGCGATTCCTCTGGTGAGGCGACCAATGACACGCCAGACGACGAAGGAGCGACAGGCGGGCCTACAGAAGGCTCTACGGACGGCATCATAGACGACTCATCTGACGATGGCGATGATCTCGCGAGTGGCGAAGGTTCCGGCGACAGCTCCGGTGACGCCTCTAGTGGCGGCTCCAGTGGCAGTTCTGGCAGCAGCGGCGGACCGGCTGTAACGCCCGACGAGGGCTCTGGCGGCGGATCGGATGACCTTGTTGGCGGCGGTATCGACAGCAGCGGCGGGGGTGGATCCTCCGGCGGCGGCGGTGGCGGCGCTGGGCGCAATGGCGGCATGTTTACCGGCGGCATTGGGGTTGACTACTCCCCCCTCCAGAGTGTAGTATACAAGGTCGGTGATCCAATGGCTGACCTAGAGCGCATGATCTCTAAGAGCTTATTCAAGGACATGATGTAATGGCAACAATGACATACCTAGAGCTGGTGAACGGCGTAATGAGAAGGCTCAGAGAGCCCACAGTGTCTACCGTGGCGTCCAGCGACTACAGCGCCCTGATTGGCGATTTCGTGAATGACGCGAAGGTCTCCGTTGAGAACTCGTGGGACTGGACGGCGCTCCGGTCCACCATATCCATTAGCACCCTGAGCAACGTCAAGAACTACGCGCTGACCGGCACGGGATGGCAGGGCAAGCAGCTCAACGTCATTAATGATACATCCAACTGGGTGATGGAGTACCGCACGGCTGACTGGTTCGACGAGAAGTATTACATCGACGGTCAGACCTCCGGCGCTCCTCGGTACTACACCTTCGGCGAGACAGACGCTAACGGCGACCAGACTATCGACCTCTACCCGAAGCCGGACGGGGTTTACAACATCAGGTTTGACGCAGTTGTCCGGAACGCTAGGCTGACATCCGACTCGGACGTGCTTGAGATACCGTACATGCCTGTCCTGCATCTTGCCCTAGCGCTTGCTGCTCGTGAGCGCGGAGAGACCGGCGGCACGTCTACTCAAGAATACTTCCAGATAGCCAAGGGCCTGTTGGGCGATGCGATAGCGCTGGATGCTGCGCTGCACCCAGAGGACACCATCTTCTACACACCGTAAGGCGGCAGAATGGCACAAGAACTCAAGAGTATCAACCTTGTCGCCCCGGCGTTCAAGGGTCTGAACACAGAGGACGCGATTCTGGCGCAAGACCCGTCCTTCGCAGAGGTCGCCAACAATGCAGTTATCGACCGCAGGGGGCGGCTTGCGACTCGCAAGGGCATCGCCAACCTTAGCACAACCATAACGGCGCTCGATGGAGAGCCTGTTACCGGGATCCATGTTTTCCGTGACAGCGATGGCAACACGGATACGTTCTCGGTTGGGAACAACAAGATACTGCGCGGTCAAGCCGTACTGGTAGACTACACGCCTGTAGCGTACACCATAACCTCCGATGACTGGAGGATGGTCAACTTTAACGACTCGCTCTACTTCTTTCAGCGCGGATACGAGCCGCTGGTTTACTCTCACAGCACATCCCTTGTCGAGCCTATGTCGACTGTTGCTGGCGCTGCTGGCGTAACCTCTGCCATGTACGGCAACGAGGTTATTGGCGCGTATGGTCGCCTCTGGACCGCGGACTTCACTGGAGACAAGAGCACGATATACTGGTCAGACCTGCTTCAGGGCCACGTATGGAGTGGCGGCTCATCTGGGTCAATCGACGTGTCCGAGGCGTGGCCGCAGGGATTTGATCAGATCGTCGCTCTGGCAGCCCACAACGACTTCCTGATCGTGCTTGGCACTCAGTCCGTGCTGGTGTATGCCGGGGCGGAGGACCCGACCACAATGACCCTCTCGGACACCATAACTGGCGTTGGGTGCGTCTCTAGGCACACTGTACAGTCTACCGGCTCCGACCTTGTATTCCTGTCTCACAGCGGCCTGAGAAGCCTCGGCAGGACGATTCAGGAGAAGTCGGCCAGCATCGGCAAGCTGTCCAGCAGCGTGACCAGCGATATTATCGCGGTTATTGATAATGAGACGGAGGAATTCGACTCCGCTTATTACCCTGAGCAGAAGTTTTACCTGATCTTGTTCAGGAATCAGTGCAAGATATATTGCTTCGACACCCGCGGGGCGCTGGAGAACGGCGCGTGGAGGGCAACATACTGGCCAGACTCGCCTATCAAGGCGCTTTATGCTGGCGACAGAATCAGTGGCGACATGCTGATCGGGTACGCCGGCGGCATAGGCAAGTATGACGGCTACACCGACGACGGTTCCGCTTACAGGCTCAAGTATCGAAGCCCAGAGCTGTCCCTTGGGGATACGGCTCAACTGAAGTTCATCAAGAAGATCAGGCCGACACTGGTTGGTAGTACGGGCCAGCCTATCGTGCTGCGATGGGGCTACGACTTCGACTCGTCATCCGGCTCTGCTTCGTTTACCCCCGCTGCTTCTGGGGTTAGCGAGTTCGGTATTGGCGAGTTCAATATTGGCGAGTTCAGCTCTGGACAGCTTGCCATAAGGAAGTCCATCAATGCCAACGGCAGCGGCAGCACATTATCAGTCACGCTCGAATCCGACGTGAACGGCAACGAGCTGTCAATTCAGGAAATCAACATGCTATTATTAACAGGACGCAGCTTATGAGCAGCCTTTTAGGAGATTTATTGGGTCTGGGCGCTGGTGGCGCTCTAACGCACAAGGCGTACGAGGATATCGGCGCGGCTGGCGATACCGCTCGCCAAGAGCTGACCAACCTTGCCGGGACAATGGAGCAGAAGCTCGGCTTTAAGCCATACGGCATTACCTCTGCCACCGGCGGCCAGTTTAACGTCACGCAAGGCCCTGACGGCCAGCTCAGCACGTCCATGCAGCTTTCGCCGCAAGAGCTGGCCCTGTATGAGCAGCAGATGGCTAACGCCGGCATGTTCTTCAATCAGGCCGCTATGCCTACTGACCAGCGTGAGCAGGAAGTCTACAACCGCATGAGGGCTGCACAGTCTCCAGAGGAGGAGCGTCAGCGTCTCGCGCTTGAGAGCAGGCTGTACAATCAGGGTCGAGGCGGCGTCAGAAGCGCCATGTTCGGCGGCACACCCGAGCAACTAGCGATGGCCAAGGCTCAGGCAGAGCAGCGTGACAAGTCTATGCTGGCCGCTATGCAGTTCGCCGGTCAGGAGCAGCAGCGTCAGGCCGGTCTCGGTCAGGGCATGTTAGCGTCCGCTTACGTACCTCAAGCTCAGTTACTTGCAGGCCTTCAGCCGGGAATGAACGCGGCAGAGCAGGCTCGAATCAATCAGGCGGCTGCTGC